ACCATCTAGAATATCTAGATAGATGTATAAAACTTTGATATTCGGTTGGTAAATAGTTATTCATCCTTGTACTCCATTTCTAAAATCATTTCTGCATAGTGTATTACTTTCTCAATATCTTTTTTGCCTTCACCTTTTCTTCTATGTCTTGTAACATATTTAATTATATTACCTTCAAGAAAAGTTAAGTCATTACCTACAATATATTCCACAGGTTGTATCTTGCAATCTTTGTAATGACTACCACCTACTTGTTTTAATGTAGCTTGTATTGCTTTCTTTTTTAAATCTGTTTTTTTAAAACCTTCTCTCTTTACTGTTTCTTTTATTGCATCATCCATCATGCCCATGTTTGCTTGCTCCTCGTAATTTATCATATCTTGATATAGTTTATCAAAATTCTGTTCATATGTCAAATTTTTTTTCTCTGTCATCTTCGCCTCTTAAAACATTTCTTATTTTCTTTCTTAAAAAATTCTTATCATTAGAATGCATAACTTGATATGCAAATGACCTAGCTTTACTTGGGTTTACTCCGGCCATTTGACAAACAGATTTAAAGTTTTCACATGTCACACCAACGTCTGTAAAAAACCAAGACTCTGCTCTAGATTTATTTACTTTATCTTGTGGTGTTACAACTTTTTTAGATACATCTAATAATGCCTGAAGTATTACAGACAAAAATAATCTTCTTTCAGAGCTGATAGGTTCTGAATAAAAAATATTTTCTATCTGTATTATATCAGGTTCGTCTTTCACTTAACTTCTTCTACATTCGGTTCTTTCTCAATATGTGTGAGATACCTTTGCCCAGTCGAATACTTAAAAGTACGAAGTCCTTTACCATCATTAGCATCACTCCAACAATCATGCTTATAATTGCAATACACACAACCAGTGTCGAGCCTAAAGTTACCAGACTTTCCATCAGGAATTGCTTGATAACATTTAGCTGGTGGTACATTTGACTTAACAACTTTTTTAATCCTCTGTATTCTATCTCTTGCATTTATCATCTCCAACGAATGTACTTTGGTATAACATATCTCTCCTGTTGATTTATTAATAACTAGAAAGCCGGCCTCTTCTACACCATTGCCTTCAGCATACGCAGATATTTGTGGTATGTAACCAAAAGGGTCATCACTAGATAAGTTATTATATTTAAATTTATTATATCCTCTGCCAGATGCACTCTTACAATCTACTAAAACTCCATCAATAAAACAATCTTGATGTCCTTTGACTCCTTCTACTTGAACTTGCTTTTGTTGTTGTGTTACTTTATGTCCAGCTATAGAGGCCAACATAATTAACAGCTCCTCTAAAATGTAACCATAGAGAAACTTAATTCTAGTGCTTGGTGCTAAAGGTTTATTGTGTGGCTTTTTAAAATCATACCACAACTGTCTATCAGGTCTACCTATTGTTGATAATCGTAACCTAGGTTTATCCTCTGGCATTTGTTTTAAGAAATCTTTTACATGTATCTTAACAGTTTTAGCAAACGTATCTATACATTTATCTACTTCTTTTTCAGTTAGTTCTTTATTCTTATTACTAAAAAGATTATAGATATCATCTACTAATGTTTCTATTTTTTTCATAATGTGTCGTGGGAGACCTCGCTGATTACCGGATGGAGGTTTTAGCCGGAACTCCCACTATTCCTTATTAAGAGGCAAAAGGAATTTTTTCACCACCTGTTTCACCAGATGTGTAACCATCAGAGACGACATCAAAGTCTTCTCTTTCTTCGTAAGGAACTAAATCTACAACCTGAACTTTTTTAAGGTCTGCAGATACTCCTTCCTTACCAGCATACTTCCACTCATACGTTGTGTAAAGTACGTTAACCTTAGAACCATTACCAACTAAATCAAGCATTGGTCTTTTCTGTGCATCAACTACAACAGGAGGGTTATTATCATTACCATCTTTTCTTTTAACTTTTCTTTTGATAGTAACATAATCGCCTTTGGTCTCATCATTCTTTACATTAAGACCATCTTTCTCTGCGATAGCTTTATTGTTAGCATCTAGATTGCCTACATCTATTTGCCAATTAGGTTCAAACTTTGTGTTAGGGCTTTGTATGCTCGCCCAGTAAGCAGTTCCACTTATGACACTCATTGGTGTTCTCCTTTTTTGGTTATAAAATTATATTTTACATTAAAAATTATTTACTGTCAATACTTTTTTTAATTATAGTTTGAGAAAAAAGATTTTGTATATTCATTAAATACATTTTAGATGCGTTGTGGTCTCCACCTGATACACTCCTAACTTGATTAGCATTAATAGATGCATTAATAATTTTCTTTAACATCTTAGTTTCAAATACTAATGTAGCAAACACATCATCTCCTACACATAAATTATGAAACCAATAGTCTGAGTTAGTAGCATTGATACCACTAGGTTTACCATAACACTCATACTCTATTGCTATGTTACCTGTCTGTAACCACATACCTCTTTCAGATTTTACTTCTATCTTTTTATCTTGTAGCATATCGGCCACAATCTTTTCTCTTACTTGACCATACTGTAAATCTATGTCAAACTTTTTCCTGTCTTCTTTATTTGGTTTTAATGAGTTTCTGCCCATGTTGTACCTACCTTGTAATCGTTATCTAAAGGACATCTTAGTTTTAATAAGTTCTCCGTTTCTTTTATAGCTATCTTTGTAATACTACAAAACTCTCCCACATCTTTGTTAGCCACTTCAAACTGGTATTCATCATGCACAGAGGCCACAAGTTTTACATCTAACTTTTTATTATATACTCTGTGAATAATACGTAGTAACCAGTGCTTACAAATAATAGCACCAGCTCCTTGTAATAAAGTATTCAATGCTGAATGTGGACTACGAACTTTTAAGTATCTACCATCAATAGCTTTTATTCTTCCTTTATAGCCAGCACTTTCTACCTGACTTCGTAGTCTTTTTAATGAAGGTAAGTTAGACAAGAACCTGTTAATTAAAACATTACCTTGTTGCTTTCCAGCTCCTACTATCTTACCTATCTTTTCTGCACCAGCACCATAAAGAAAAGCATAGATAAATGTTTTAGCTTGGTCTCTATCTCTTATACCGGCCAACTCCATATTCTTTGTATGTATGTCTCCATTCAATATCTCATCTGTATAATTTGTATCATTAAGATAATGTGCAAGACAACGCAACTCCAGACCGCTAGCATCAGTGCCTACTAATTTATACTTTGTAGTATCTGATACAGTCCAGAGACTTCTACATTCTTTTCCATACGGTGAATATGTGGCCGGAACTTGTGCCATGTTTGGTGAGTTATGTGCCATGCGACCTGTAATAGTACGAAGTGTCATAACTTTACCATGCACTTTATTACTATCATCACATGCCTCTATCCAGGATTCTACCATTACTGCTCTCTTCTGCAATAAAAAATACTTTGCAAATCTTTCTGCAATTAGTTTCAACTCCGGCTCTTTGATTGTTTTTAAAACAGCTTCATTGATTATTATATTTTCCTTATCAGTAAACTGTTTAGGTTTCCAACCTCTCTTCATCAACCTATCTGCTATCTGTTGACGAGAGCCTATGTTAAATGGTATCTCCTTTGTCTTCGTCTTCATCTCTACAATCGTAGGCTCAAACTCCTCCAACGACCATTGTTCTAAATCATAAATATCATCTTTTAATCTTGCTAATAATTCTTGTGCTTTCTGTATATTAAAAGCAAAACCATTCTTTTCTTGTTGGTCTACAATCAATCTAATATCATGCTCCAAGTCTATAGATTCTTTTGAAAAACCTTTACTTTCTTTTAACAACTCCTTGTAAACAGCATGTGTAATCTCTACGTCTTGTTTACAATAGTCTAGCATAGCTTGATTATATTTTGAAAAGTTTACTCCCTCTCCACCTTTCAGCATGTTTAGTTTTTCTCCCCATGCTTTTAGGCTGTGACCTTTTTCTCTAATAGGATTAAACAACTGAGATAATATTAAAGTATCTACAATATTACCTGGTAGTATCTCTGCATCTAGTAATCTATTTAATACTGGTGCATCAAACGATAAACCATTATGCATAATAAATGTATCTACACCCTTTGCCCAGTTTTTAAAACCATACATATTACCTGAGTCCCATACAGTTACAGTATTAGTATCTATATCTTTTACTACAATGCAATGTATTTTAGAAGGATTGAATCCATCTGTTTCAATATCAAGAACTACTTTCATTTGCTCCACACCAACTGCAGTCTTCTCCTTTTCCTATCTCCATTTCTGATTGTTCTTCTGGACAATAATGACTCCACATTTCTTGTTCACTAAATAACTCCTGTTGTTTTTCCATAGTAGGAAAATTAAATTTATGATACACATATACGTATGTCTCACATTTAGGACAACTTAAATTACTGACGATATCATAATCGTCTCCTTCCTCTCCATCATGGTCTCCGCCATGTATTAATTCTGTTCCACAATGTAAACATTTCATTTTATTCTACTCTCTCTATAAGAACTCTTACATTTGGACTATACCAATTATAAGTTTCTTTCAACCAAGCACGTTTCTCTCGTGCCTCTTCCAGTGTGTATGTTCCTTCTAGTTCTACTGTTCGTTTTACTTCAGGACTTTTGTCTTTGTATATTAATTTAAATAACATTTATATCACTCCTTGTGCCTCGTTAAATTCATCTTCAAAAGGATTGTCTATTTGTGACATTCTACCAGATTTTTTATCATAATGCAAGTAAGAACATACACCAGTTTCTCCAGTATATCTATTTTTTAATATACGAATTGTTGTGGTGCATGCTATAACTTCATCATCTGCTTGTTGATTTCTTTCTAAAGCAATAACACTGTCAGATAGGTGAGCAATACTTGCACTCCCTCTCAAGTGTGATAGAGTAACTTCCTTTCCATTCTCGTGTCCTAAATCTCCTGATGGTCTTCTAAGATGCGATACTAATAATAAACCAACTCCAGTCTCTTCTACTAAAGAACGTAGCTTGGTCATCAACACATCAATAGATTTTCTTTCATCTCCTTCGTCTTGTCCACTAACTAAGATAGATAAATGGTCTAAAAATATCCACTTACAATCCAAAGACTTTGCCATGTATCTAACTCTGGATAGTATCTCATCATTACCTATTGAACCAAAGTGGTCAAAGGCAAAGAACCTACCAGAACCAATAGTATTTTTCTGCCATTGGTGTAACTGTTCTCTTGAAAATTGATTACGTATTTCTTTGATATATAATCTTTGATTAGCCTCCACTGACATGATATTGAAGGCAGTATTCTTTGTACTCTCCTCCAATGCTAGTATTCCAATATTGTCATTAGAGTTTTTAAGAATGTGGTGCATCAACTCACGCATGATTGAAGACTTACCCATGCCAGCACCAGAGGTAAATGTGACTAACTCTCCTGTTCTCATGCCATATGTTTTTTCATTCATAGCACTCCAAGGATAAGGTATGGTTTCACAATACTCCTCTTCGTATAATGAGTCTCCTAGTTTGGCAAGGTTCATTATGCCTGCCGGTGTATAAGATTCTGCACTCCACCAATCTTGCACAAAGTCTTTTGACTTACCTAGCTTTTGATATTCGTTAGGGTCTTTGTAATCCAGTCTAACTATCTTACACTTGTTTGGTTCAAATAATTGTGCCACTTTTTGTGAGGCCTCGATACCAGGTTTATCATTATCAAAACACACGACAACATTATCAAAACTGTTTAGGTACTCCAAGTGCTGTTTGCAATTCTGTACCGCACTTTGTACTCCATTCTTGATTGATACGACTGCCCACTTGCTACCTAACATTTCGTAAGTAGACATGGCATCTATCTCACCTTCAGTAATAGTAATATATTTACCACCGGACTTAAATAAATTTTGGCCAAACAGTAAGGCATCTCCCATATCTCCTTGAGACCATATTCTTTTACCTTCTACTTGGCGAATCTTTGTAGCAACATGGCTACCTTCTGTATTAAAATATTCATAGTAATGGTGCGTTATCATTGAACCATTAGTTTTTATTTTTGTTCTGTATTTTCTAGCAGTATGTTCTGATATTCTTCTATCAGTTATGCTCCCATAATCACCAGTGCTAGAAACTCTGTTTTGTATTTCTACTACTTTGCTTTGCACTTTTGCCTCTCCTACGTTATTAAATCTTTTGTTACAAGAAAAACAGAAGGCATGCCCATCAGCATGAATGTTATAACCATTACTTGATTCTCCACAAGGGCATCTCCCTCTGCTTATCCACTTACTCTGCATTACATCATACTTAAGTAATTAGTAACTCCTACTGCAACTCCTATTAGAGTATACCATAATAAAAATTCTACCATTTTACTTATATTCCTTTCTTTATTTATTTAAAAGTATAATAAAACATAATAATAAAAACATATAAAATCCATAATGATGTTAATAAAATAAATATATTAATTATTATATTATATATTATATTAAAATAATTATATATTATACTTATGTATTTTTTTATGTCAATCAAAATCTTCTAACTTTGTTTTATAAACTTTTTCTGCTGAATAAATATCAAGATTTATGCTATTTTTACAATCGTTTTCTGCATATCTCTTGGCCTCTTCATTAGAGCAACCATCTCTTTTATATTCTTTAAATAACTTTCGATACAATCTCTTTGCATCTTTATCCCAAAGATTACTCATAATCAACTCCTAACTATTATAAATTAAAAAAAATAAACTAATCAATAATAAGGCCGGAAAGATATTATTAACCCACAAGTTTTTAGGTTTTGTTGATTTCTTAAACCATTTACCGGTGGCCTTTAATCTTCTTTCTCTTGCTCTATCCATCTTAATCTATACTAGACTGTTTTTCTAAATGCTCTGCATCAGGCATCTCCGCATCTCCTAGCCAAACTCCGCCTGAAGAATTAGTTATTTGTTCTCCATTATCTTTTTCAACTCCTAATGCTCTTCTTAATTTATAATTTTCTTCGTTTAATTGTTTTATTCTAACATAAGAGTTTCTTAATTGTTCTTGTAAATCTCTTACATTTTTTTCTAACATTTGTATTACTACTGGGTCGTACATTTTGCCTCCTATCTAGCTAAAATATATGCTATTAAAATTATAAACATTCCTAAAACTATACCTCCTAAAAGGTAATATAACATAAATACTTCACACATTAATTTATACTTTCTATTGTTACACCATGTTCAAGAGCAATGCTCACATTAACTCCCCATGATTTTAAAGTATCTAATGCCTCTTCTTTTGTTTCAAATTTTAATAACTTGTCATGCTCATCAACCAACTGGTCGACTGGAAAATTTTCAGTCCAAGCACAATCTCTTAAAAATTTGTTGGACTTAAATAAGTGATGTGATATCAGATACATTTTTATCTCTCTTTCTGTTATACTTCTTTTTACTTTTGACAATCCTCTGCCTATATCTTGTGTCAAGTAAATTTTTTGCCACAACATTTGGTATTCTTACTATAGGTTTTACTTTTGTCATACAAGTATCTAGGTTCATTCTATCATATATAATCATACTTTGCAATACTAATCTTCTTTATCTTCTAATAGTTTTCTACCTTTAACTAATGCTCTTTTCTCTGCAAAGGATATTACTTTCTTTTCTCCGGATAATGCACCTATCTTTGGTGGTTTAGTATTCTCCACGAGCTTTATATCCGGTTTAAATGCTATCTCTTCTCCAAAGAAATAATCTTCTAGTTCGTGGAATCCTCCTATGTGTAGAAAGATTTGTGGCACAGTTTTATGACCGGCATTTTTAAATCTTCTAACCTTCTCTGCAGTATCTAATACTCTCTCTTCGTATACTTCTTCCATATCATCTAACAATGACTTGGCCTCTGCACAATATACGCAGTTCTTTTGTGTGTAAATAATATATTTAATCATCTTTATACCTCATAGTTTAATATTAATTCTTCATCTTTTTTTATCTTCCTAGAAGTAAACACATTGTAAACTATATAGTTGTCCCATTCTTGTGTCACTTCTAAATAACAGTTAGGGTCATCTCCATGATTCAAAAATCCTCCTAGTGGTGTTCTAATATAATCTTGTATCATAGGTACTTTAATATG